ACGTGCGAAGCATTTCGGATTTTTCTTCTTCGAGCTTGGCAGAAGAGTAAAGGTTGTAATATTGCACCACAAGCTCGTTTGCGAGTTGTAGGTCCATGAAAGGGTCTGGTGGAGTGTAGATGCTATCCTCGACAATCTCGTCTAGGATTTGGAATATACGCTCCTCAGAGGCATTTGCCAGCTTCTCTACCTGCTCTAGGTCTGGGTAATCCAACAGACGACGACCTTCTTTAACGCTAATCATACCCGCTTGGATCATCTCTACGATCTTAGCTTGGCGACCAGCTGGGTCTCTAGGGAGGGAGGACATGTTGAAGCACTGGATGACGAACTTGTCCTCGAGGAGGTCTGCTTTGGGGAGGTCAATCTGCCTTGTACCGTCTTTGTTGGGGTACACCGTGGAGTAAGATCCTTCCCTCTCACAAATTTCTTTGGCTAGGTCGATAATCTGGTAAGCAAGGTCTACGTAGGCTTCGTCCCATTTGCGTGAGAATGCCGCCATTCGGTCCGTAGAGATGTCATCGTAGGATCGTATAGCTTCGCCGCTGTTGAGTCCTGCTGGCTTCTGTGCTTGAGCATCGAGGCTTGAGATACCTTCTTGCTGGTACCCGTAGTTGATGAGCCTTTGGAGCTGGGCGTACATCTCTTGTGGTACCGCTGGAGCTACCTCGTAGATGGGCTTAGTACCTGAGTAAGTTACTACGACACCTACATCGTTGTTCATGGCCGCACGGTTGACTTTGGATCCTTGCTCCACGAACACCCGAGGTACACCGACCAGCTTGATTGCCCTCGAGATGGTGAACAGCAGGGAGTTAATCTCGAGCTGTGTTCCCATAAGGCGTTCGGCAATACCTTGTGCCCAGAATCCGAGGAGGCGTTTGCTGTAATGTAAGAAGACGAATGGGAAATGTGGCTTGGCGTACTCTTCGTCGAAGATGACACCGCTGGAGCATACGAGTGAATGGCGACCATCACCTGCATCTTTACCGGATGGGAGCCTCCACCCTTCCACCACCATTACGAGGTCAGATACTGTCTTGGAAGCTTCTGAGCTTCCGTCGATGAAAGCTTGTTCTGCTTTGTTGATGGTAGAACGGTACTTTGGGTTAGCTTCTGCTAGTACACTACGGTCTACCAGTTTTACTTGGTAGAGCTGTCGTGGTTCACCGTAGATGGATTCGTTGGCATCTGTGAAGAGTTCAGTTTGTAGTACCCTCTCGAGTCCTACACGTTGGTCTTCTGTTTCGAATACCTTGATGCACCCAGTTCCTGTTACCAGTGCATCTCGGAGCATGTCTGCCATCTTGGGGTACGCTTTTGTTTGATAGAGTTCCCCAACGATAAAGTTGTTAAGTTTCTTAGCAAGGTTGCGTTGCTTGTAGTCGGAATTATCGGTGAGGAATACTGGCGTAGGGCGGTTCTGTCCAATCTTCGACACTAGGGTGTCGATAGACGACGAGATAATGTTGAAGGTAGGACGGTCACCCGGGAGACCTTGGGTTTGGTCCATCTTGGACATGTTCTGTCCAATGAAGTTGAAGAGCGTATGGTTACCGTATAGACGGGCGTAGATGGCTGTTTGCCTTTGGCGGTACCCTTGTGATTCTTTGAGATAGGCTGCGGTTGCCAGCAATTCTTCAGCGAGGGCATGGTCAGATTTTGCTTTCCACCATTGGAAGGTGTTTGGAGCGTTCTTCTTGTCCACTGTTTTTGCGACAATTACGCTTTCTGTTTTTGCTGGCGTTACCTTCATGCTTCATTCTCTAAATTTACTTGGACACCGCCGTTAGAAGACCAGAATAGAAGTTCTTCTTCTGTCAGTGTATCTGTTTCAATTTCACCCTGAACGTCAGCAGCTGCTTCTGTCTTGCGGCTCTTTGTTGCCTTTTCTGGTGCAATACCGTTGAGGGTGAATTCAAAGTCACCGCTCTTGAAATAGTGAATACCTGCTTCCCTGCAAGCTTTAGCGAGCTTCTTCAGCTCTTTGGCTGTAGGGATAGGCATTAGGCACCTTTTTTCTTCATACGGGAGCGGATCTTACCTACACGATCATGCCCGTCTTCGAGCTGGTGACCCTTGAGGTTGGATCCACGTGGTTGTTTGGAGAGTTGGCTATCGTCGTACTTGCTGTAGGATTTTGCCTTAATGTTGTACGACTGGTCTACGGCTGGCCCTTCGAGGTTATTGGCTTCGAGGTCAACCATATCGTCTTCTACGGCTCCACCTTTGGCAAACTTCTTACGGCTAAGGACTTTCTGAGCAACAGACCCAGATTCAAGGTCAGAGATTTCTTCAGAATGTCCACACTTGGAACACACATGGTGACTCATTTTACTCTCCACTTCCCCGCCTTCGGCCAACTTTTCGGCAGCGTATTCCCGAAAAGCCGGAGTGCTTGCGTTTTCAGCTGGGTTTCCGCCATGAGCTTTCTTAGCTTTGGCTTTGCGTTGTACATCGTATGCGATTGCTAGACTTTGTTTCAAGGGTTTCCCTGCCTCTACTTCAGTTGCGACATTCTTTTTGAATGATTTTTCGGACTTTCCTTTAATGAGGGGCATTACTCGATCTCTTCTTCTTCAGGCATTTCCTCTTCTTCACCGAGGTGTTCGCCTTCTTCGTGTGGTTCAGCGTCAAGGATGTGGAATGCGGCACGAAGGGCACCAATTACACCGGGTACATCCCCACCTTTAACGGCATCAATGAGTTCCATGGCGCACTGTTCCAGACCTTCGTCTTCTACAGCTTCTTCTTCCATCCCCATCTCATCGCCCATAGGCATTTCTTCGCCCATTTCTTCTTCTACGGGCTTCTTTTTCATAATAGCGTCTACGATACTAAATTTTGGCATTTCTGGTCTCCTAGCTATGTAGGTTTTTCCTAAAAAGGATCAATAATCTTCAAAAATGTTCCATTTTTGTTCATTTTCGATACGGGCAGCATTCTCGAAGTGTTCTACCGCATTGTTCCACATTTCGTCCGTTTGGGCTTCTGCCCACTCCTTGGTGCCATACTTGGCCTTCTTTGGGGGTTCACGGTAGGTGAACGCTGGAGACTCTTTAAAGGCGTATAGGACTGCGTCGATGATGTCTGAGTGTGGTTGCTTCTTTACCACAATCCGGTCAGGGGTAGACTTCTCCCAGTCGATTTGGACGATGTAGGAGTCTTGGGCGAAGCGTGAGGATCCTTTAGCCTTGAAGCGGCCAAGCCTCAAAGCATCGTTCAGGAATTCCACATTCTGCTGCTTCAAGGCTTTGTCGGCAGGCTGCACTGGGATATGCTTTTGCCTACGGATCTCTTCTGCGATCTTTTTACCGAGGCCACCTTCATCGACTACCATCTTGTCGAATTTGTACCTACGCTCCAACTTCTCGATCTCTTGGGTCAGTTCGGTGATACCTTGCTTTGCTATCACCACTTCCTCGAGGAGGTAAGTTACAGGCTCATCTTCATTCCAGCCTAACACCGCTAAGGCATCTGCGTCCCTGAACCCCAAGTCGATACCGAGTATGTAATGCCACTTGGCGGGGTCGATAGGTGGAAGGGCAGTGTAGTGGTTTACGTCTTCCTTGTACTGGATCCAAAGGGAATGGACATCGAGTACCCACTTGTTTCGCCATTCTCGAAGGAGGGTGGGGTTATTGTCTGCCCATTCTCGCTTCTTCTTGAGTTCTGCAATGAACTTTTCAGGGTCAGGCATGTGTGGGTTTTCGAGGATAGTCCAGCCGTGGTAGCTGTAGCCGTATTTTCTGTTTTGGGTAATGTCGAAGAAGTACCCTCGAGGTACAGGGCCGGGTGTACCTGTAATAGCAAGCCATCCGTCTTTGTAGTCGGAAATGGATGGTGTAAGGACATCGTCGATTAGGGATTGAAGGTGTGTACCGAAGTCTTGTCCTTCGTCGATTGCGATCGCTGGGTACTTACGACCTTTGAGGCGTTTGATGAAGTTCTTCATGTCGGCACCCATAAGCTTCAGCTTTGCACCGTTAGGGTGTTGGATGGTGAGCTTGGATTCTGTGAAGGTGTAACCAAGGCTGTATTTGTCGTTAAGCTCTTGCATTACGGGCCACATGATCTCAAAGGCTGAATCCCGTGTCAGGGCTAGGTACACGCTTTGGGACTTAGGGTGGCGATCCATGGTCTTAGCGAAGCGTATACCGAGTCCTGTGGTCTTTCCTGAACGTCGAGAACACTGGGCTACTAGGAATCTGTTCGGGTCTAGGATGAAGCTGTTTTGCTCTACAAAGCTGGGGAGTAGTTCAATCTCTTTGGCTTGAACGGTAGGGGTCTTGACCCTATTCCTCAGTTCCTTCGCCGCTGCTTGAAGGCTCGGTTTTATTGCCATTGCGTTTTTCCAAGATTTCCTTCAGCTCTTCGTCTGTGAGCTTGGACACCAGTTCCTGCTCTTTCTCGTGAAGGTCACTGAGGAGTTTAATGTAGTTCACCAAGTCAGTAGCACTACCTTTGTTCAGTTTGGTCTGGGAGCTTTCGTACATCAAATGCCGAATCTCCCGCCTCAGAATCTCAATAGACTTTGTCAGCATTGTGGCAATGTCGTTGTCGTCTTCTGAGGCGGGAGGGGGCGGGGGAGCACTGGGAGAAAGGGTAGGCCCAGTGCTCTTGGGAGGAATGATTTTACGCACTCTTCTTACTCTCTGCGGTCTTGTTTTGAATTACCGGAGGATGGACACAACCAGCAACATAAGAAGCACCAACAGTATAGCTT